GGAATATGAGCTTATCGAGCCTAACCCAGTCTGTCATTATCGCCGTGAGATAACCTGGAGCGTTTTCAACGAAAAGGCTAACCGCTTTGCCAATCTGCTTTTATCCCGTGGGGTAAAAAAAGGGTGACAAGGTGGGTATCCTGCTTATGAACTGTCTTGAATGGCTGCCGATATATTTCGGTATCCTTAAGACGGGTGCGCTTGCAGTGCCGCTGAATTTCAGATACACTCCAGAGGAGATAAAATATTGTCTTGACCTTGCCGAGGTGGATATTCTTGTATTTGGTCCTGAATTTATCGGCAGAGTTGAGGAGATAGCTGATGAGATAAGCAAGAACAGACTTCTTTTCTATGTTGGCGAGAACTGTCCGTCATTTGCAGAGCATTATGACAGACTCACTGCAAATTGCGCAAGCACTACTCCGTACATAGAGCTTACTGACGAGGACGATGCGGCTATCTACTTCTCGTCAGGCACAACTGGCTTCCCGAAGGCTATCCTGCACAATCACGAGAGCCTTATGCACGCCGCAAGAGTTGAGCAGAATCATCACGGTCAGACAAAGGGAGGTACGTTTTCCTTTGTCATCCCCTTCCCCTTTATCACACAGGTGCGAAAAATGCACTGGTTCGGAAGCCTTATCTCAGGGGGCAAAGGCGGTGCTTCTCAAGGGCGTGAAGCCTGAATTTATACTTGATACTGTATCAAGGGAAAAAGTGTACTATCGTATGGCTTCTTGTGCCTTGGGCGCAGGATATCCTTGACGCTATCGACAGCGGCGAGGTGACACTTTCAAAGTATGAGCTTTCACAGTGGAGGCTTATGCACATAGGCGCACAGCCTGTTCCGCCGTCACTTATTGCACGCTGGAAAAAGGTTTTCCCTAACCACAAATATGACACTAACTATGGTCTTAGCGAGTCTATAGGTCCTGGCTGTGTACACCTTGGCATGGATAATATTGACAAGGTAGGTGCAATAGGCAAGGCAGGCTTTGGCTGGAAGGTCAAGATAGTTGATGATAAGGGCAACACTGTAAAGCGTGGCGAAGTGGGCGAGCTTTGCGTAAAAAGGTCCTGGCGTTATGACCTGCTACTACAGAGATCCAAAGGCAGACGGCTGAAACTCTCAAAGACGGCTGGCTTTTCACGGGCGACATGGCTCAGGAGGACGAGGACGGATTTATTTACCTTGTTGACCGCAAAAAGGACGTTATTATAAGTGGTGGAGAAAATCTTTACCCTGTACAGATAGAAGACTTTTTGAGAAGTCACGACGCTATCAGAGACGTGGCAGTAATTGGTCTGCCTGATCAGCGTTTAGGCGAGATAGCGGNGGCAATAATCGAGCTAAAGCCAGACCACCCATGCACAGATGGAAGAGATAATGGACATTCTGCCAGAAGCTTCCGAGATACAAGCGTCCGCACAAGATAATTTTTGCAGACATACCGAGAAACCCGACGGGCAAGATAGAGAAGCCAAAGCTCAGGAAGATATACTGCGGAGAGAGCCTTGTGGCAAAGCAGAATCACGGATAAAAAGTAAAGAGGGGTAACGAAAATGGGACGAGAAGTAGTATTTGCCAACATACGAAAAAGAATGATAGCAATGATAGTTGGCGGTGTGATACTCACGCTAATGGGTGGATTTATCTCATTTGCGGCGGTTGTAGCCGGTGAATACAGCGTATTGATACTTGGACTTTTTGCGCTTACGCCTGGTGTTATATTTCTTATATTTGGTACGTCACGGAGGACGCACCCTGAAAAGAGCGGCATATTCAAAGCCAATCCCGATCTTTTACAGCAGGCTGACGAGCTTTACGCCAACATACAATATCAGGACGATTATATTATCGTATCCGACAGGGTGCTTGCCAACAAGAAAGTGCCATTTCAGATGTGCTGGCGAGAGGAAGCCTACGGCATTTACCAGCACACAGCGAGTATGAATTTCATCAGCTACACCAACGAGATAATCGTCTGCACGAAGCACAAGAAGAATATACTGCGTTTTAACGTATATGCCAAGGGCAAGGACACCGCCATGGGGCTTATGCAATTGCTTTCCCCAATGTTGTCCCAACGCAATGGTAGGTTACACTCCTGAAACGCTTGCATATGTTAAGGATATGCAGAGGCGTGCTCAGCAATAGATGATGGACAAGCTCTTTGTGCTTAAATTTGCACAAAGGGCTTGACTTTTTTTGTGATTACTTGTATAATAGTATAGTTGACACAAGGAGATGTACCCAAGTGGCTGAAGGGTCCGCACTCGAAATGCGGTAGTACGGCAAAACCGTAGCGAGAGTTCAAATCTCTCCATCTCCGCCAAACGAACAAAAACCACCGTAAATACGGTGGTTTTCTTTTGTATACACGATTTTTACACGATTGTGTTCAATATCTTCACCGCACGTTCTTCCTCTCGTGGGTAGAGGTGCGAGTAGGTGTTCCATGTCATTGATATGTTGGAGTGACCTAAACGCCGTGCTATCTCCTGAATGTTTATGCCCTCATTGGCGAGCAAGGAAGCGTGACTGTGACGGAAGTCATGAATACGGATACGTTTGACACCTGCCAAGTCTGCAAACTTCTTGTTGGTCTTTTCAAGGGACGTGTCACGGATAGGACGCTCACCGCCGCAGATGTACATATCATCACTGAACTTTGGCACTGCTTTCTTACAGCGTTCGTAATGTTCTGACAGCACTGCTCTTAATGGCTCTGGTATCTGTATCGTCCGTATGCTTGGCTTGTTCTTTGGCGGCGTGATACGATCACCGCCTTTGAGCTTCTGAGCAATGCTCTTGGTGATGGATATGTAGCCGTCTTTTATATCCGTCCATTGTAGAGCGTATACCTCGCCTTTTCGCATACCCATGTAAAATGCTATGTTGAAAAATACATAGTAGTTTCCATTCGTACATTGAGCCGCCGTCCTCTGCTTCCTGAGCATAATTCTTAGCTGCCGATATGTATTTCTTGAACTCGTCAGGCGTGTAGAAAAGCATTTCTTTCTTTGGCTTCAAGGGGCGCTTTTGAAGTTTCCTGCGGTGATAACAGGATTTTTCGGAATGTATTCCATTTTCACAGCATAGTTCATCATTTGCACGAAATTCGCCATAAATGTTCTTTCGAGTGACGATAGCCAATCCCTGCTCTGACAGCTCCTGCTTCCATTTCTGCACCATTGGTACGTTCAGATTATCTATCCTCACGCTTTCAAAGGTGGGCAGGACGTTCTTTTTCAGTATTCTTAGGGATTTGTCCAGTGATGTTTCACGGACCTCTGAACGCTTGGCGGTGATGTACTCCGTGAATAGCTGCCCGATAGTCATTTTTTCGAGCTATCTCTTTAGCATTGAGCTTTTGTGTAAGCTGGAGTTCAAGCTGCTTAGCCGTCTCTGCACCGAACGCCACACGGTCTATCTGATGAGACTTTCCAAAACTGTCCGTATAATTGATACGCACACGATATTTTTGCAGACCGTCTTTTCTGATGTTCTTTCCGTTCTTGTCTGTCATTTTGTAGATCGGCATAAATATTCCTCCTATTCTTGACACTCCCTCGAAAGTGTGTTACAATAAAAGGGCAAAATTCGCCCTTTCGTGGTTGAAGTGGGTGTGAATTGCGTGCCGTCTGTTTTTGTGGTGATTAACAGGCGGCTTTTTTATTTGTGACTTTCTGCATCACGTTCAATATATATTCCTGTTGTAGAGCAGTTGTGTTTACAAAAAGGTGGATAATTTACCCCAATTTTTGCATCGGAGAAGTTAAATACTCGATTTTTGAGTTTTTCACATATGGGACACGGAGCACCATTGGTAATTATAAAATACTGTTCATATCCTAGGTGTTGATAGTGCAATACACTTCTATGCGAGTTGACTATTCCGCAGGCTGTTATATATAGTTGAGCAGCATATTTTGTATCAATTTCAAATTTTGATCTCAAATAACGAGAAGCTTTTTTATGATCAATGCCTGATAACATAAGCCTTATAATATCGTATATTATATCAAAATCAATCTCTTCACGCATAATTCTCGATAATAGATAGTTGTTTTGATAGAACCATGCAAAAATTCCATTGCTTTGTTCAATGTTGATACATTATATCGTTTTGCATATCAAGCAGTTTCTCGGTTTTCGCCAAAAATAATTTGTCCTTTTCAGCTTTGCTCTGCCTTTTCAGAGTGTAATCGGGCTGTTCTTTTTGTGCTTTTGTAAGCAAGTTTAGTGTTTCTTCTGAAAATCTATCTTTGTACGGTTTCAAGACTGTCAAAGAAAGATTTTATTTTTTTGTCTTACCTTATCGGTTTTTAATTGTGCTGCCTCGGTAAACAACTTTGACCCAATAGCGAGAAAGAAAGTCCTGTATGATCTTCTGCTCGTTATTGCGTAGATCTGAAAGTTCTTTTTCTGGAGTAGGCTCATAATAACTATAATCTATGTAAGTCAGTTCATTTAAAGCTGATTTTAAGGAGTCCAAAATTATTGAAGAATTTTTCAGCGTTTACGCTTTCTTTTACCCAATGACGATAGTTTCCTATATCACAGTACAATAGATAAACCTTATTGTTGGTATCCAAATCATTATACATATAACGATACTCCGTTTACATTGTCTCGACTTCTTCA